TATTGCGCCTATACCATTTCGTTGATATCACCAATATGGCGTTCATTTTATTCCCTTGTTCAAGTTTTGTGAACATTTTCAAATATAGATTTTTATTCCATCATTGCGCCTATTTTTCTTGCTTTGCGCCTATTTTTTCCACCATAAGGCTAAAATTGGAAATTATTTTCCAAATGTTTCGTTGTAGAATTGTTGAAAATTATCTGTTTTACCAAATAAACCATCATCCCAAGCATCTTTCATCAGCTCCTTCTCTATTTCTTTGGCTTGTAAAAGAATATCTTTATACATTTTCCTTAATTCTTCTGAATCAAAAGATACTAATCCTAATAATTTTAATTCAATAAATCTTACTGCTGTTTGTTTTTTCATTTTGTTTGTTGTTTAAAGGTTTTCTTTTACCCAATAAAAATCTAATAATGTTTTCATTAAAAATCTCTTAATAAAATTCGGCTTATTATAAGTCGCAAAAGCAGTACAATTATTTTTTGTCTTACTTGATAAACAATACCATCCTTTTATTTGTTTAGTTTCTCTAAACTTGGGTAAGCAATTAGTTGTTAATGTTTCAGTTGTTATTATTGTTTCTTTTTCCATTTTGTTTAAATTTTAGTTTTACCATACCAAAAAAAAGTTACCATTGCAAAAATAGACATTGTGATGTCTAAAAAATTAATTTGTGGAATACTCCAAAGTAACATACCAATCGCATATCCATTTAGATAAATTGGCAAATCTTTTAAAAATTTTTCTTTCATTTTGTTTGTTGTTTAAAGTGTTTAAAGTAGTCAGGACAGGACTCGAACCTGTAATATTTAAGCTGTTGACACGGCTCGTAAGCCTATATGACCAGCTTTTTCCGTGATTAAATATTTAGTGCCATTCCACTACCTGACTATTTATTTTTTGTTAAATGTTTGTATGAATTTTTAGTAACGTTTCATGCACTTTGTCCAGTTAAATCATTAAAAAACAGGACATTACACACTTTGTAAATATTGCAGGTGTTAAATCTTATTAATCCCACCTATACATCTTTTATAAATCATCTATCATTTCAAGTGTTTTAACCCTCTCACTCAATTCTGCTATAATTATTTCCGCTTCGTGCCTCAAAGTTAATAACTCATTTCGTAAAAGCAAATTCTTTAATTTTTTCTAATAACCATTCTTTGGTAACTTTAAACTCTTTGTTCTTTTTTTGCTCTAAAGCCATAAATTCAAATGGCCCTATCTCATTATAAAGCTTCATTGTATAAACTATGTAGTTTCCGTGCTTAAAAACATTGCATCCAGCACATTGATTTCGAACATTATCTATATCCCATCGAACAGATAAATGGCTTCTACTATGAAAATGGCCACATTGCATTGTTTTAACTGTACCTTTCTTGCCACAAGTATAACATTCTGTGTTACCAGATGAATCAGAATAGAAGTTTCTGGAGTAGATACTGAAAACTGCATCAAGTTTCTTCTTTAATGATGTTATAGTTTCTTTACTTGATTTATCAGCTTTAGTAATTTTAGTAACTTTAGTACTTTTTTTACTAATTAGGTACTTTTGTGGATTCTCTACGATGTCGCAAGATTTACAAAGCCCTCTGGCAAAGATTGGCTTTTCTTTTAAACATCTTTTACAGCTCTTTTTCTTCATTGTACCTTAGTTCTAAGTATTCGTTAATTCCAAGCATTTTACCATTTATCTCTAAGAAGCCAGAACAATGTCCTACTTTCTTCTTAAACTCAGATATGTACTTGTTCATTTGTCTTTGTTGCTCTCGCATCTCTGGTATCTCATCGTTAAGATTCATTCTCTTAACTTTCTTTTCTTGTAACTGCTTTTTAAAGTCATCAATTAAAGCTTGAGTTTCTGGGCTTATAGGAGTTCTGGATTCTTTCTCCATTGCTACTCTATTAATCTCCTTGCTTACCTCTACCCTTTCATCACAATACTGGCTTAACATCTGAAAGAATGTAGGTGTATCAAAACTGCCATATATCTTACCATACTTTCCCATTCTGGCATTCTTTAAGAACATTGCAAAATCTTCGTACTTTAACCAGTAATAGTCTGTTAGTAGAATCTTTACGCAAGTCTTAATTTCCTCATCAGTTAAATTCTTTGAATCATCTATTTTGTAAATAGAACTAAACTCAATCATAAATGCTGATAGGTTTATATGAAGGCTTTTAGCATCCTCCTTCTTCAATAAGGCTATTGGTAGGGAATTGGATTCTATTATCTTCGCTACTGATAATTCTTTGGAGTCTTGATATTTTACTAACTGGCTCATTGTTAATTGATTTTAAGTAAGTTATTTCTTTTTGTTTTGAATCTGAGAATATTAAACCTTGATAATTCCCAGAGATTGCACTTTCTATTAATACTTTTTGATATGCTGGTTGAAACTCTGCAAGTTTCTTTATTGATAGTCTTATTGCTGTTTCTGGCTTCTTAACCCATTTAGGCATCGTTACCAGCTGTAAAAACAATTCTATCACTTCTATGCTTAGATTGTACTCGTAGCATATATTTAATGCTATTGTTTGTACTCTTTCTTCTTTTCTCATTTTATATCATCTAACCAATGAATTAAACTTAATTGAGCTGATAGATTATCTATCAAAGTCTGCATTACCTTTTCCTTTTCTAATTGCAAGGTTAATAGCTTTTCGTATCTCGCTATGACTTCCTTCTGGAGTTCAATAAGCTCATCTTTTTTATCTATCATAATGTTCAGCTATGGTTTCCATTTCAGTTTCCACTTCTGTTTCATCTCTTAAAAGAGCTCTATACTTTCTTTCAAGTTTCATTCTATAATAAGAATCAATCTCTGTAAAGCCTTGTACAGTATCTCTATGGTAGATAACAGTTGCGTGGTCGCATTTTAATACTCTTGATATTTCTGTAACTCCATAACCAAGCTGTGTTAATACATAAATAGCTTCTTGTTTTGGCTTAATGTAGATAGACAATCTTCTTTTACCAAAAATATGTACTGGGTCAATCGAATGTAATAAAGCTACTTTATTAAAAATGTCTATAATTACATCTTTTCTATTAACCCTAACTCCTCTGGGAACAATAATATACAAATTATCTATTCTTTCCAACATTTCCTTTTTAAGTTCTAAACCTAAATCAAGAAATAACCTTTCTACCGTTAGCATAAATTGTATTTTACCCACCATTTCTTTCCGTTAGTTATTTGTTCGCTTTCAATACTCAACCCCTCTTTGCGTAAACAAAGGATATGATGAGCTAATCTTGTTATTTGATATGTTTGGATAGCTTCCCAGCTTGTGATTGATTTATGAGCTTCTAAATGCTCTCTAATCATCTCTAATTGTGTTTTCTGTTTCATTGTTTTAAGATAAATAGTTTAATTGAAATACAAGCCTACCAGAACTTGTATTAGGTCAAGTAAAACCCCTTCTACTTTTTTGTTATATATAAAAAACTGACCTTTCTGCAAAAAGAACGCTTGGTAGAGCAGTATCTTTAATATTTTAGAATCCTAAATCCTCGTTAGCATCCGTTGTCTTAGCTTTAGGAACATAAGTGTTCTCTACTACTGATAAATCGTTTCCGAATTTATCGGCTTCTCTACGCTTTGAAACATTTACTTTAACATTACCATACTTATCTTCTGGTAAATCCATAATCTTTTTCTTGTTAAGAGCTAACTCTTGTACTTCTCCGAATTGTAGGCTCTTGGTCTTACCACTTCCTACGTAGTTTTTCTTGTTATCCATTATATTATTTGTTAATTTTTCCTAATTTTTTTTTTACTTCAGCATCGTATTCCTCTAACCACTCTCTGCATAGCTCTACTCTCTCTTGCATTTGAGCTTCAATTTCTAAATCTCTGGTAAATCCAAATGCTAACCATCTTTCTTTAGGGTCTAAATGCTCATAGCTTATTTCTACTCCGTAGTTTGCTTCTGCTGGTGTATTCATCAAAGCATAAAATAAAATAGCTGTATCTACCCCACCATCTAAAAGCCACATATAAGCACGAAGCTGAAATTCGTAGTCTTTATTAAGCTCTATTGAATCGTGTAATGTTTTCTTACTCCAAGAACATTTGATGTCTATAACCGTATTATCTTGGATAACATCTGGAGTACCAGCACACCACTCATTTGAGTAAACATTAATATTCTTTTGTGCTAAACCATAACCTAATTGCTCGGCCATAAAGTCAATAGCTTTATCTTCCATTAATAAACCCTTAGTCATATACTTAGAGCTTATCTCCTCGTAGCTATCAGCATACCATTCTTTTAAGTATGTAGTGCAAGTTTTAGGTAGCTCTCCATTTTTGTCAAGCTTACCCATTATCTTGCCCATAGAACTTGGTCTAATTTTAAACTTCTTCATTACTCTTGGATTAAAGCAAAGTGAACTTCATTACTTACTTCGTATTTCTCACAAATCAATGCTAAGTTAGACTTATCTTTCAAGTATGCTTTACGGCAATTAGCAAAGTTCTCTGTATTTAAAAGTAATACTGGCTTCTTCTTCTCTACTTTAGCTACAACTTCAGTAGCAACATCTTGAATGTCTTTTCCGTGAGTATTAGTAGCATCGCTATCTTTTGTATCATCTATGAGAAAAAGTCCATTAAGCGAATACTTTCGAGAGTATGAGCTTGACGCACCGCTGATTTGCGAACCATCCATACCTTTCTTAGTTTCTTCTTCTCTTGCATAAGCTGTTACGCTTACTGATTGCTTCTCTGAATAGATAGTAGCAGTAGCTTTAATGTAATATCTATCGCCAATATTAACTAACTCATCAGATAAAGTTAAGTAGCAATTGTGTGCCTTTAATAAAGGTTTTAGTGCTTCTAAAATATCTTCTGCTGAACGATACTGGTAATTACCAAAGTTATTTCTTTGATTCTTTGGAGCTTTAAGCTCTGATTGGATTGCGATTAATTCTTTCATTTTATAGTCTTTTTGATATTTTTTCTATTAATTCTTGTTCTTCATTTGTTAGTTGATAATAATTATTAGCTATTTTAGCTACAACCTCCATAAAGTTTTCATGTAAAATTGAATTAGTTGGTCTTAGTTCTAATTCAAGATTTGTTAAATAATTATTTATTTTTAACCATTTTACCGCTTCATTTCTTTCTTTTTCACTACAATCAAATAAAAAATCATCTACATCTATATCTATATCTACTGTTTCTGTTATGTATGGCATAGTTTTATCTGTTAAATAGTAAATAGTTATCTCTCTTTTCTAATTTGTTTATTTTCTTGTGGACTAAGTTTGCTTGGCATCTAACTGATAATGCCCATTGGTGTAAACTTATTCCTATTTGTTCTGGAGGAACTCCGCAAGTTGATTGTACTAAAACTTCTTGCACTTTAGGTAAGCCTTGCTCATCTAAATGGTTCTTAAAGATTTGTCTAATAATCATATACTTTGAATAGTTAATAGATTTTGAATGATTCCTTTGTAATTAGCTTCAATGAAAGTTTGCAAAGGCTCTCTAACAATAATAGGCTCTTTCTGGTTTGGATTAGTAGAAGTAATCTCTAATGCTACCATTCCACCGAATCCTACTAAGTGATTATTGCATACCCATTTGATTAGGTCAGCAACCATAAGTGTTTCGTGATAGATTATATCTCCATCTGTATAAGATACGATATACTCCTCTTGGAAATTGTAGTTGTTCACTTGAACATCTAAAATTTGTGGGTTTTTAAGTTTTATCATTTCTGTTTTGTTTTGTGATACAAAGGTGTAATTATTTTTGACATCTGTCAAGAACTATTTGCAATTTAGAATGATTATAAATTATAAAGCATTGATAGATAAAGAAATCCGTTAATCATTAGCTTTATTATAAATATGATAAAAGATATAAATATAGCATATATGATAAATAATTCAATTGGTTTTAATCTTCGCATACATCATCATTTAACTCATCCTCATCTAAATCTTCTTGTTTTTCTATCCAGTACTGGTGTTCTTCGAGCTTTTTTTGCTCAACATAAGATTCAAGTCTAATTAATTTATTGGCTTTAGTAAATGAATAAGATAATTCATCAATACCAAAAACAATTCTCATCTGCTCTAACATTATTTCTACATCAGCAATTTCTTCTTTTAAATTAGTTAAATCAGTATCAATACCTCTTAACCTTTTATTGATTGCTTGTTGTAGTTCTCCTATTTCTTCAAATAGCATTAAAATTTGATTTGTTTTACCGAATAGCTCTAAGGCTTCTTTGTAAAGTTCTGGGTTAGTCATAGTTTTTTTTTTTAAGTTAATTCCATAGTAGGGTTATATCCAATAAATCTCTATTAATCATCGCAGATGACCGATTTATTAAATGTCCTTAGCTTTTATTTAACGATGCTAATTCAATGCTTATTCTAAATATCCTCTATCCGAAGGCAAGTGTTGTTAATCTTTTTTATTGTCGTATGTTGCCCCCTATAAGCATTGCACACTCTTTAAACACTTGATATTTTCTTTTACAGTTTCTTTCTGCAAAAGCTCTAATTTAGTTAAACTTGGGCGTTCATTTTGATAGGTTCGTATAACTATCGAGGTATCAACCCTTTAAAGACCTTAAAAAATGTCAAAAAAAAAGGAGCTAAGTCGGACACCTTAACTCCAATTTTATTTCTTTCTCTCCTCCCCATCGAAAGGGTATCTGATTGTCCGAACAAATACTCTTTGATACTGCAAAGGTAGTAATGTTTTTAATAACTACAAATTTTTTTTTTACTTTCCTCTTGCTTTTGATAATGCAATAGCTAAAATTTGCTTCATAGGTCTTACTTTACCTCCAGCTCCTCTTGCTTTACCAGTCTTTTTATTATCCTTCATTAACTCCCTAATGTTAGATGATACGGCTGATTGAACAGCCTTTTTCGATGTTCCTTTTGCTTTTCTTAGTGGCATATCTTTTTTATTCAAATATACAAAAAAAGCCCCACACTAAGTGGAGCTTCCCAAAACCAAACTATTTACCTATAAAACTAAAACATTGCAAAGATACAAACTTTTTTATAATATGTATTTCCTAATTAATAAATATGCAACAAATCCTAAAACAATCACTACTAACCAGCTTTTAGCTAAATCGCCAATAGAAGCCTTTTTAATGACCTCCTTTGAATTTTCTTTATTATTCTGTACGATTACCTTATTTTCTGCCTTAGTGGCTACAATCGCCTTATTTTCGGCTTTATCTTGAACTACCTTTGTAATTACAGAATAGTAGGTTTTTTTAATAGTATCATACTTTACTTCGTAGATATATTCAGTCTTAGTAATAATCTTACCAGTATCGGTATAAACGGTATTAACTACCTCTTTAACCTCTGTAACAATCTCTTTCTCAACCTTGACAACAGTCTTGGTCTTGCAAGAAAAAAGTAGTAAAACTACTACTATTAGACTTAATTTCTTCATATCTTTCTTCCCTACTTTTTAGGATTTCTTTTAATTGTTCAATCTCTTTTTCTAATGCGGATAATATTTCTTTTTCTGTCATAGGGCCGCAAAGATATTACTTATATGTTAAAATTACAACATTTCATCTTCAATATTTCTTTCTAAACACCTAATAGCTTTTTTTAAGTCTTGTATTAAAGAATCTTTTTTCCCAGACCTTAAAATATATTTAACTGCATTGAATTTAAAGTTGTTTAAACCATAAGCTTTACCTAAATCATAAACATCTAATTCAACACCTTTAATTACTGCTTTGTAATAATTTGGCTTTAAAACTGCATCAGCTATTTGTTCTCCAGTTAATGGTTTAGCTTCTTCTGTATGTGTTCTGTACTTCTCTGTGCAATTAGGACACAATTCGGTACATTCACAATTTTCTAAATGATTCACTTCAACGATACTTTTCATTCTGTTTTTCTTTTTTGGTTTCTCTTATTAGTTCTCTTTTGAGTATTTCTATTTCTTGGTATAATTTATTAATCTTCGTAATCAGCTTCTTCCTCATAATCTAAAAAATTCAATCTTGTTTTAATCATCCTCATTAGTTGCATTTGTAAATCAACTTTAAATTGAGAGTTGTAAAAAGTAAAAGACATTTCCTCTGTGTCCTTAAACATCCCCCAGAATAAATCTATTTCTGCGAGAGTTTGGTCATCGGTTACATCTTCAATATCATCTATGTTTTCTATGTTATCAGCCATAACATAAAAATACGAAGATTTTAAGACTTATTGAAGTCGTAAACTACTCCGTTATAGTAACATCTTCCATCTATAATAATGTGCGGAGATGCGAAAAAACGCACTTTATCGCCATCTACCCAGAAATGAACCGTTACAAAGCCATTTTGCCAGTCTGCTACCACTCCAGTAGGCAAATACTCCACTTGGTTGATTAATCTGGTACATCCAGATTCAAGCCAAACATAGGGAGATTTTCTATTAGTAAGGTATTTAGAGTTCAATCTATGGGTATGACCAGTAGAGCCAGAAGACATATAATCCTTTATGTTCTGTTCTGCTGCATTTTTAGCCAATTTAAGGCCGTGTGTTACATCAAATATATCAAAGTAGGTATGAACATCAGAAGGGTCATAAGTCATCCCTAAAGCCTCTAATTGAAGCATTTCTTCAAACTTAGTAGTCTGGAAATGGTTATAAAGGATAGCTAAGTTTTTTAACTGCTTATCTCCCAACAAGTTAGGCTTTGTAATTCTCTCATCATGATTACCAGTTCTGATACGAATCTCTGCATCTGTGCTTAATCTCAATGGTTTTAAGATTTGCTCTACGGTATAATCAATCTCTCCAATCTCTGTATAGCCGTTCAAAATGCCATCCATATAAAGCTTTTGGGTATGTTTAGACAAAAATGGCATATCTACAATATCTCCATTGATACATACTTCATCAAATTTATTGTCTTTTAGGATGTTGTTAATACATCTTAATGTTCTTAAGTCAGCTAACCAGCCGTGAACATCGGAGAAAATCATTACAGAATAAAGTTTTTTATCCCACAATTGTTTTTGTTGTCTGACATTCAGTTCAGTAAGGCTTAGTCTTGGTCTTGGTCTTTTTGAGTTCATACAAATGAGTTATATAATAAAATATCTTCGTGTTGTGCAAAGTCTATTGAATCGCTACAACTCAATAGGGGCTTGATAACGGAGTAATATGTTATTATACCGTTCCATACAATTAGGTCGTTAGATTTGTAACGCATAAGTCCTTAATTTGATGCAAGTTAAAGATTATTTTGTAAAAAACAAATTATGCTAATAATGCGTAGAACTCTTTGAAATGTTTTATTCTATCTTCAAGGCCTATTGTGCCACCATTAACTCTTTTTGTAACAGATGTAACTACCAAATCAGTAGCACCTTTATCGGCAATTAAATTAAGGCCGTTCTTAGACCAAAACCAAGCAGCAGAAGCTAAAGGATATTTAGTCGCTACAAGCTCTGGATTGTTAATTATATCCTCTGGAACAGTTTTGTCAAACTCCATATAGTTAGCCTTACCAGTAAGCTGAATATAGCCTTTACCAGCATATTTAAAGCCTTCTTTAGAAGCTTCATCTCCATTACCCATTCTATTAGCGTAAACCTTAGAAGCTATCTTTTCTGGTTGTCTTGCATAAGCTTTAGCTGATTCTAAAGCGTTTTGGCTTTTACCACCTACACTAAATGAATATTCTTCCATGAAATGTTCTTCATCAGAAGGATCAAATCCAAATTTGTAATCATAGATAGTAAAAGCATCCATTTGGTTGTTTTGATAAATATGAAATTCATTAGTCACTTTACCATCAGGTGACTCACCAAATGTTTTTACTCTAATTTTCCCATCATCCTCTAGCATATCAATTCTATTTTTAATGCTGTAGTATGAATCTTCAATTGTTCCGACTCTAGATGTACCTCTCATTTTTGTTTAATTATATGTTATAAATATTATATTTTGTATTTTGATTGATATTTTTGAATAAACACCATCGAGAACATTCAATTTCAACCCAACAGTTGGCTGAGATAGTATTCCAATTCCTAAACCTGTGTTATAATCAAATATATTACTGTTTATTAATTTTTTACCTGAATTTTCCCATTTAGCCAAATAACTATTAGTTCCAGTCCCT